ATGGTTCTATTGTGCTAACTTCTGATAATCCAAAGTATCCGCCCATTCTGCCAGAGCAGTTTAAAACTGAAGACTTGCGGATTGTAGGAATAGCGGTTAAAATAGTTAGAGAAATTGAGGTTTAACCCAGATCTGCAAGAAGTCTCCACCTTCTATAAGGTGGAGTAGTTCACACCTCCTCCTCTCCTTCCTCTTCAAATGTTCTATAATGAGGTATTGGAAATTCTATTTCTGGGAGTTTGTCCAAGAAGAAGTCTCCAAAGGGAACCCCAAATATTTTAGAAAGCCCCACAAGTTGATTGTAGGTGGGGAAGTCCTCACCTCTTAACCACTTATCAAATTTTTTATACTTTTTCCTTGCCCTCTCCGCCTCCTCGGGGAATTTAGCTGCTAATTCCCTGAGTATATCCGGATTGATTATGTCAATCTTTAGCCTCTTAGCCATAGAGGGAATTATAATCTGCCCCACCCTCGCAAAATGCGAAAACAATAAAGCCCTCCCTCTCTATATTCTCAAAGCATGAGCACAACAAAGGTCTATACACTTGGCAGAGGAATGTTGTTATTTAAGCCCGCAGGAGAGACAGGCTTTGAAGATTTTGGCAATGTCAAAGACTTCAGCTTAACGGTCAAAACAGAGAAGCTTGAACACTATTCAACCGCATCGGGTATAAAAGTCAAGGACGCAGAGATAGTGAAATCTCAACAGTTCAATGTTAGCTTTGAGATTGATGAATTGAGAATAGAGACACTTGAAAAGTTCGCCCTTGCAAGCAGAACAGATGCAAACATTACCGCAGGGTCTGTAGTAGACGAAGCTATAAACGGGGTCAAGCAAGGCTTTTGGTACAAGCTTGCACATGAAAAAATCAAAAGAACTCCCGCACCCGTAGTCACCAACGACGCAGCATCTCCAACAACATACACAGAAGGCACGGACTATGAAATAGACTATGAAGCAGGAGCAATATACATAGTCCCGGGCGGAAACATCACAGACGGCACTAATCTGAGAATTGACTACTCTTACGATGCGATGACTAAGACAACACTTCTAAGCGGACAGAAATATCAAATCGTAGGGACACTGTGGTTCAAGGGCGACCCACCTAAAGGACAAGTCTTAGATGTGATTGGAGATGTGTCCCTAACTCCTTCCGGGGAACTCAAGCTAATAGGTGATGACTGGTTAAGCGTGAAGTTTGAAGGAACCTTTACAACTAAACCTCAGATAATTAGTAGAGGAGTGAGATAATGCCTTTTGGGTTTTATCTTGATGAAAATCTCACACGGCCTGTTAATTTGAACACACCAATAAACATTGTCCTCAACACCGCAGGAGGCGGTGCGTATGTAGACATACAGCTTTGGTTTGGTTCTCCAGACAGCACCAAAAAATGCCAAGCTGCTTCCAACCCCGGCGTAGACCAAATCACAATCAAAATAAACGACACCAACCCCACCATCCACCAGCCTGACGCAACAAATGGGCCATATTGGGTTTTAGCATTAAACAGGGCGGAGCTGGATACAAATCCAAAAAACAACTCTATTGATGTTGGCACAGAAGTTCTCGGAGGCGTCGCTAACGCTATAAGCTTTTGGCTACGCATATTTGAACCTGAACAGGCGCCCGCAATTTGGGAAGACTGGATACTCACCACGAACGCAATACTGGAGGTCGATCTATGAAGTATGAAACTGTGAAGACAGTCAGACTTTCAGACGGCAGAGATGTGCAAGTGAGAAGCTTGACTTTCAAGGACTTCATACGCTTTTCTGAACTCATATCTCAAGTGTTGAACGACATCTTAAAAGGACACATAAACCCATCTGCATATTTGCAGTCCGCAGTTCCTTTCATGTCTGCGATGACGGGCTTGGGACAGAAAGAAATAGAAGAACTTAAACCCTCGGATGCCCTGAAAATTTTCAACGCATGCATTGATGCACTGAAGGAGGACACAGATTTTTTTACAGAACTGAAAACACTGCTTCAGAAAGCAAACGAACTTCTCTCGCAGAAATAATTGAAGAACTCATTTCTGCAAACCATCAAGTCTTTGACTACCCTCTCCCATTCCTCCGTGAGATTATGTCTGCTTACTACAAAAGAAAGATGCGGGAATGGAAGGAATTTGTCTATCTCGTCAAGCTTGCGGTATGGGGTTCAAAGGAAGATATAGCCAGCGTATTTGGAGAAGAAGAAAGCATAGAAGAATTGCTGGAGGAGTTTGGCGATGGCAATAAGTGAACAGCTTGTATTAGAGATAAGGGCAGAGGTTGGACAGCTAAGGGCACAGCTGGATGAACTCAGAAATAGGCTACAGGGTATAGATGTCGGCTGGACTGCAAAATTGCAGGAAAACATAGAACAAAGCACGCAGTCCGCTAAACAGCTTGCAAGTCAGTTTGAAAGCATAGCGTCAACTATACGAACAATAGCCCTATCCTTACCCTTTGTAGGCTTTATTAAGGAAGGCATTGAGTTCAATAAACAAATAGAACAGGCAAAAATAGGCTTTGCTGGTATTCTCACATCTATTGCACAGATAAGAAACGAACAAGGCAGTCTTGTAGAAGGTGCAGAGAAATACGCAAACGCAGTCAAGCTTTCAAATCAACTACTCAATGAACTTCGTGTTGCAGGATTGCAGACTGTCCTCACATTCCAAGACCTTGTTCAGATAGCGCAAGGTATCATGGCACCCTTCTTAAGTGCGGGCGGTAATCTGAAAGAGTTTTCTCAGTTTGTAGTGCTACTCTCCAACGCAGTTGCTGCCGTCGGACTACCCATGAACCAAGTGGTTCAGGAAACCAGAGACCTCCTGATGGGCACTATTGATATGAACTCCCAATTGGCAAGGTCCCTCGGGATTACCAACGAAATGGTCAATAGATGGAGGGAACAGGGAACACTCTTTCAAGAATTGACTGCAAGATTGCAGGGTTTTCAGCTTGCAAGCAAGGATGTGGAGGGGAGCTTTACAGGACTGCTTGCTAAAGCTAAAGAAGTTTTTCAGGTCTTTGCAGGCATGGCTACTGCAAAAGTCTTTGAAGCTATCAAAAAGGACTTAGATGAGTTTGTGGCGAGGTTTTTAGTTGTCAAGGACGGAAAGATAGAGTTAAGCGTTGAAGGGCAGGAGTTAGTAGAGAAAATCTCAGAGACGCTAACAAATCTTTATAACATCATAAGCACATTGGTAAAGGTGGTGGGCACACTCACTGTAGAATTCGGTGGGTTTATCACTAAAGCATTAGAGATATACATCGTAGTAAAAGCTGTCTCTGCTCTGAAGTCTGCTATTGAAGTCCTGATCGGTAGCGTGAGAACTCTCAGCACGGTGGGCGGAACTGCAATAGCAGGCTTGGGTGCATTGTTCTCTCGGCTAAACATCATAGTAGCTACCGCACTCATAGGTTGGAACTTGGGCGAAATGCTTCGGGAGTGGTTGGATGAACAAACCAGAGGAGCATTTACCAAGTGGCTAATCAGAATAGAAACATTCATTATAGATGCAATTAACAGACTGAGGGCGCTAATCGGCAAAATCCCGGGTATCGGACGCTTTCTCGGCATCTCGGAGGAGGAACTACAGGAAAACCTCAAAATCACCGCAAAGATGCGGGAGATGGCGGAGGAGGATGCTAAGAGATACAAAGAAGCACAGCAAAAAGCCGCACAAGAAATAGCCCAAGCAGGGCAGACCACCGCACAGGCGATTAGAAAAGTCTCCAAACAGCAAGTAGAAGAGATTTTGAAGTCTCTCAAGGAACAAGAGCAAACTATTGCAAAATTGCAGGAGATAAAGCAAAAACTGAAAGACGGTCTGTCCCTTCAGGACATTATGACTGCACTACAAGACGAAGCTAAAGCATTCTCTCAAAAGCTTGAACTGTCTTTAGACACTTCAGATGTAGAAGATAGAATAGACACGCTAAAGAGAAAGCTTAGAGAACTGCAAGAATTGCTAAAAGAGAACCTTGAAGACGAAGCACGCAAGCAAGTGTTGAGAGAAATCTTACAGACTGAACTTGAAATAGCACAAGCAGCAGCGGAGGGCTATCGGAGAAGAAAACAAGCACTTGAAGACTTTCTCAGGGATGCTTGGGCTAAAGAACAAGACTACGCACGCAAGGTAGTAGAACTAACAAGAGAACGCAACAATCAACTCGCACAGCTTGAGAAAGAAAGACAAGAACTGCTTAGCAAATTCATTCCAAAGGAACTGCAAGTCCAGCTCGGCTTTATTACACAGCAGGAACCAATCACGCAAGTAGCAAACATCCTAAACCTTCTCCAGCAGGCAAGAGACCTCGGAAATCAAATAAAACAAGCAGTCGCACAAGGCTTAGCCCCGCAACAGGTGGAAATACTCAAAATGCAGTATCAAGACTTAGTTCAGCAGATAAGAGACAGCCTTAAACAGCTAACTCCTGAGGAGGTATCACAAGCATTTCAAACCTTTCTCTCCATGCCTAAACAAGCGCTCACGGATATGTTCGTAAACATCACGGGAAGCTTTGAGAAAGCTAAAAATATAGTCTCTCAGCTTTCTGAAATTTTGCAGAGAACACCCACTGCGGAGGGAGTGGATTTTGGGAGACTGTTCGGTGCAACTTTTGTTGATTCTGTAATGAAACAGCTACAGCAAATACAAGCAAGCGTATCTGATAGCTTCATACAACAAGCAAGACAGCTTGAAGACTTCTACGCACAGCAGGTAAGCAAGATTTCTCAAATGATTATGCAACTTGAGAATTTGAAGCCTCGCATAGAACTTGACCTATCTACTGCAGAGGCGCAGATAGAAAGTCTGAACGGTAGGAGGATAGTGATATACGCAGACATTGTGAATTCTCAAACGGGTGAGTCCTTAAGCGTGAGGTGATGAGATGGCTGTGCAAATAGGAACTATAACACTTAACGATGCTTGGATACGGAACAAGTGGGGCGGGCGGGTATCTGCTTCTACTATCAAAAAACAAGTTACAACTCAAAAAATCAATTCCCTCATCCTCCCGCCTTGCAGTGCTAAAAGCAAGGAGGAGAGAAGGGGTGTTCTCTACGCAATTGACGGGACAGAATACATATCAAACTGCAACTCTGCAGTAGAAAGTTCGCCACCCACAGGTTCCGTATCCGTGCATAGCTCCTCTCCGGGCTCCGCTCAGGTAGGGGAGAATATACACATCGTGGTCAGCATGCATGGTTTGATATTCAGGGCGATAGACATATACGGCAGACTATACAAACTCACAGAGTCAGACATTATCACAGTGAGAATCACAGACGAATACGACCGCTATGTGATGAAGTATGTATTTTGCAAGGAAGATGGCACGGAACACAGTAGAGGGCAGATTTCTCTCAATGTGCAAATAGAAGAAGAAAGCAAAGATAGTTCAGAAAAAGAAGTCGTCATCAATACTTGCACAAGTTCGCAAGCACGGGCACTTGGGCTTATGCTTGGGACAAAGACTGTAATAGCGGACGAGGATGTTTCTTTCTATGCACTGATCACGGAAGTGAGTTTGGAGTATGTAGCGGGGGATATGGTAGATACTGCAACAAGGACAAGGCAGGGAGTGGACATCTATAAGGGCACGGTGAGGTTTGTTGTGCTATGAGTAGAAGCTTCTTCTTCCCTTGCTTGATAGACGGAGTTCCGAAGGATAAAGCGATTTCGGTTGAAATCCAAGCAAGGGAGAATAGCTACTTCAAATCTGCACAGATTGAGTTTATTAACTACACGCCACCACCAGAAGTTGTAATAAGCTTTGCTGGGGCACATCTGTTCCGAGGTAGGTTGAAAAACGCACAACAAAAGCCGTGCGGGAGAGTAATAGCTTATTATGAGACGATTTTGAACTGCGCAGATATACAGCCCACCATTATCATCACGAGAGAAGCCTTTAATACGCTTGTAAATCCCACTTTCAGACAAAGATTAGAGAGTCTCCTCAGCTTTTGGGGGTATGACACTGCAAGACAAGCGGAGGGAAGAGAATCGCCACAAATACACACGGAAGAGTTTGCAACCTACCCATGGCGAGACCCACCCGGCGTGCTTTACAGATATTACTTTGATTACGTAAGTCAAACATATAGACCTTTCGCAATCTACCTTGACTATTACGACATTGTCGCAAAAGCTGAATACTTTCAGTCCTCTTCTTTCTCTCTCCCTCTCCCAGACACACCGTGGAATTTGCCCTTGATTGTAAGAAGCAACGCCCTCTCCTACCCACCCAACTCACTCCTCGCTTTCAGAATTGCAAGAGTGCGGTATAGATCGTCAATCACATCCCCATACACTGAATATACCCTCGGGTGGGCTTATGTCTTTGAGAAGATAGTAGACGATGTGAGCGGATACAGGGTGTTCTGGGACGCACCGTTTGGTATGCGGTGGCCACCGTCCTATCCGGTCCGGGTATTTGACGCACTTGGTGCAATAGTGCAGACCTCCAGCACTGCAAAGTTTATTAAGCCTATAATTGTCAACAACTTCACGGATGTAATCCAAGTCCTCCGTAAGTTCCCTCAGAACATCATCATCAAAATCAACGAGGACGGCGTGCCCGTGGGCACTGATGTGGAATACATCCAAAACACCTTTGAACTTCCAGACTCTGTCGTGTTTGATTACACCCTACCAAAGCCCAAACCCATCTCAATCACAATGAAAGCAGAAGGCGAAGGCTGGCGGTATAAGGTAGAAGCAAAAGATGAAGACTCCTGCCCGCTTGCCACACTTGAGATTAACAACTCCGATGTGATACTTGAGAATCAAGCAGATATAAACAGACTGCTAAAGCACTTCAAGCTGAATTTACAAGAGAGAGGATATTTAAAGTGTGTTCTACTTCCCGAGTTAGACCTCTATCACAAAATCAAATTTAAGGGTAAGGAGTTCAGGGTTGTGGGATATACGCACAGAATTACGAAGGATTATGCAGTGTCGGAATTAAATTTAGTAGAGGAGGTAAGTTGAATGACGTGTATTGGAGGAGTTGTTTATAATTGCCAGTTGCCACCGCTTCCGCCACCTATTAATTATCCACCACGACCACAACAGCCACCACAAAAACCTCCGCCAAACCCGCCGCCACCGCAGGCAAGGGTTAAGATACAATATTTTTTGTCCTTTCCTCCTCTTGTTGGAGTTAATGTTAAAGTCCTATGGGCTGACCTGTATAGCAATGCACAACTCATTCCCTCTGCAAAACCCATAGCTTTACAGTGGCAGTTTTATCCGTCCAGTGTGTTCACTCCACGTGTTTTCACAACTACAACAAACCAACTGCTTCACACGAGGCTAAGATCTCTCAGATACAACGCCACATACTCCAGAGGCTACACAACGACTTATCTCTTGGATATAGGCGCTCCTCTCCCTTCAACTCCTTTATTAATCGCATATTTCTTATTTCACCAGCAAAGGTGGATTACTACCGTTCATGAAGTTTATTTCCCTCTTATGCCTGACCCACGATACGCTACCCCAGAAGACTATCGCCTTGCGTTGCAAAACAGAAAAGAAAAACTCGTAGTGTTCTACGATTCCGCACTGAATGGATTCGGTTATTTTTCACATCGTCATTTAATAATAGAACTTTCGCCTACAGAGGCTTCTATCAAGGAGAACTTCTGGCCGTATCCAAGATACTACATACAACCCACCCGGAATACTGCTTATTGTATGTTCATGTCATTTAGATAAGGAAGGGGACGAGCATGGGTTCGCTAATTTTCCCTTACTATATTACCCAAGAGATAAACTACTACGAAGACATTTACCCCAATCAACTCACTGTCTACGACAACGGATATTACTGGTTTGTAAGTTATTTAGACATTTACACCTTCAACGTCATTGAATACTACTTCCCCACTGACCCACTTAGCACCTTCAACTTCCCCTACCAAGCGTCCGCCAAACTCCGCATTTTTGTAAACAACACCAACTACGCCTCAGCCCTCCTCCGCATACACACAGCTAACAGCATACAAGCCAAACTAAGAATACAAACAGACAGCAAAATACAAGCAAAGCTAAGAATTCAAACCATCGGACCCGCACAAGCAAAGCTGTATATGATGACGCTACGTGCATCGCCCCGCCCACAAGCCAAACTTCGCATCATTGCAGACAATAGCAATTATGCATCTGCATTGCTTAGAGTAGAAACAAGAAAATACGAACCCGCACAAGCCAAGCTAAAAATTAAAACACGCACATACAACAGAAGAATCTCAATGCCCGACTACTACGCTTTCTATAACATCCGCACATACGGCTTCCTCCCTTAACCCACGCAAAATAGGAAAACCCGCCAAGCCATCACTTCTATATTCCATCACTATGCGTATTACCGCAAAACGGGTGTGTGAGTTTTTACGCAGAATGAAAGAATTGCAAAATTGCAGTTTTCGAACAGAGAGACTGTCTGAAAAGGAAAAGCTTGTCGTCCTTACAGTGCAAATCTCAGACCAAGAATACGAGGGAGTGGGCATCACAGCCCGCTTGGCTTTAGAAGACTTGATGAGGAATGTCTTAGAGGTGGAAGAGTGATGGAACAGCTTCTGACGCATCCCGCCATCGTCGTTTTTGCAGTCTCTTCGTTTGTGGCAATCGTAATCAACTACGCAATCATCAAGACGACAATGGCAAGCATGATGAAAACTTTAGAACAGCTACAGCAAGACTTAGAGGAAGAAAAAGAGAAGAACGCAGAGATTGAGAAGATGATGTTGAAAGAGTATTTAAGAAAAGAAGACTTCCTCGCATTCCAAAACAAGGTTGAGGCACGCATGGAGATGAGGCTGGAGAAGCTGGAGGAAAAGATAGAAAGACTTTTGCATAAGCTGGAGGCTAAGCAATGAGAAAGCAAGTCAATTATCTCATTTTGAAGTTTTTAGAACAAGTGTATCCAGATAGCCTTACTGTGAAAATGATAGAAGCATTGCTTGCAGACTGGAGGATATTCACAGACAGCAAAAAACTGCTTGAGAAGAACATCAAATACTTGCTTGAAAAAGGCTACATAGAAGTGCTTGAAGTTGAACTGCCCACGCATCAGACAAAAATACAGAAGCTGAGATTGACTGCCAAGGGCAAAGCTTTGATGGAAAAGGAATTCATTGATGAGCAAGTGGAGGAAGTCTGATGCCCAGAAGACATTCTCTTGATAGACACCCGGAAGTGAAAGAATACGCAGTGAGAGAATACGAAAGAGGGAAAACTTTTAGAGAGTTAGAACAAGAGATAAAAATCAAGTTCCCACAAGCCCAAGCTTCCAGATCCTCGATACATAGACTAATCAGAAAGCTTAAGCCTTTGCTGGAACTCAAAAGAAGCGGGCTACTGTCTGATGAGGACCTTGACACATTCCAACAGTCCCAAACCCTTGCAACGATTGCGACGGGCTTACTCCTTGAAGTCATAGCGGAATGGCAGGAAAAGGGAGAAGTGGAAGACGCAAAGATAGATGCACTCATGAGGCTTGTGCATACTGCAAGCAATCTCTCCCGTAGCAGTGCATACATAGAAAAGACAAAAACTCAACTGATAGAACACACAGAGAAAGTGCTTGAGAAAGTAGCAAAGACTTTAGCAAAACATTTGGATGAAGAGTTAGCCAAGCGCATCATAGCGGAGCTAAAGCATGAGTTATAAGGAAAAGGCAGTTAGCAGAGTTTTAGAGAGAGTGCTAATTTCTGAAGCGGACAAGGATAGAAAAGAACGGGCAAGGAACGACTTTGCTTTCTTTTGCCAGACCTACCTCCCGCACATTTTTAGAAAACCTTTTGCACCATTTCAGTTAGAAATCATCAGCTTTTTAGAGAACCCAAACATGAAAAGAGTGGTGGTGGCAGCGCCGAGAGAACACGGAAAGACATCTCTCATATATCTGGGCTACGTTCTCTGGTCTATCCTCTACGGCAAGCACAAGTTTATTGTCTGCATCGGAGCATCAGAGCAGAGGGCGAAGGAACAGCTGGAGGATATTCGGTTAGAGCTTGAAAACAATACTGCAATTTTGCAGGATTTCGGAGAAGTCATCAAGCGGGCTACGGTGGAGAGAATAGACACAGTGCACACTACAGTGATTAGCAGAGGCGCAGGACAAAAGCTTAGAGGTTTAGTCAAACGTGGAGAAAGACCCGATTTAGTCATACTTGACGACATAGAAAGCGAAGAACACGCAAACTCTAAATCTTTGAGGGACAAACTGAAGAAATGGTTCTACAGGGTTGTTATGGGCTTATCTCAGAACGCAAAAATCTTTGTCATCGGAACAATACTTCACTACGATAGCTTACTCAACGAACTTATCACAAAAGGGCAGGAGCTGGGCTGGTTTGCTAAGAAATACAAAGCCATCACCGACGAGGGCAAGCCCTTGCATCCGTACCTCTGGACATTGGAAGCGCTGGAGAAAAAGAAACAAGAGATAGGAAGCTATGCGTTTGCTTCTGAGTATATGAACGAACCTTTATCGGATGAAGACAGAGTTTTTAGGCAGGAGTGGATTAGGTATTATGAGGAGAAATTAGATTTAAGCAAACTTGACATCGTAGCTGGCGTAGACCCAAGCACGGGCAAGGAGAAGGGAGACTACACAGCAATAGCGGTGGTGGGCAGGGATAGGGAGACAGGACACCTATATTCCTTGTTTATATATAACAAGCGTGCCACCCCTAACGAACTGATAGACGCCCTCATCTCCATCCAGCTAACTTTTAAGCCTTCTCTGATTGTCTTTGAAGAGGTAGCCTTTCAGGAAGTCTACAGAAAGCTTATACAAGAGATAGCAAGTAAGAGAGGAGTAAGCTTGCCCATCCGAGGCGTCAAGCCTCACACAAACAAAGTCCTGCGGGCGCAAAAGCTTGTGCCCTTCTTTGAAGGTGGGCTGTTCTACTTCGCAAAAGGGCAAGAGGAAGCAGTAAAACAGCTTTTAGAGTTTCCCTTTTCCGCACACGACGACATTGTAGATGCACTTGTGTATGCGGTTATGGCTTTAGAAGAGAAGGCGACTGCTTTCCCATACAAGTTTTTAAAACTCAAATGGCTATAGGAGGTAAAGCATGATAGATTACAGGCTTTGCTGGGACAGTTATACAGGACTTGGTGGGTTTAGCGATGGTTCATACCTCGTGAAATATCCAAGAGAGACTGACGAGAAATACGCACGCAGAAGACAACTTGCTATTTATCCAAACTTTACAAAGAAAATTGTTGATACCTACGTGGGTGCCCTCTTCAGAGTGGAACCGCAAAGGGACTTTGCAACAAACACGGAATACGCAGAGTTCTGTCAGAATGTAGACCTGCGAGGCACAGACATTGACGACTTCATGAGAAACATTGCAAAGCTTACTCTCATTTACGGAACTGTGTTTGTGATTGTAGACAAGCCAAAAGCAGACCTGCCCACAAAAGCCCATGAAAAACTGCAGGGCATCCGACCCTATGCAACCATACGCTTACCCACGCAGATCATGGATATTGAAATAGACAGCTACGGCAGAATTCAAAAAATCGTGTTCTCTGAACTAAACATGACGAGAGAATTCGTACCCGGAGCGTGGAGGGTGCAAATGGGAAATGAAACATACGAAGGAGCAACACCTTTCGGAGAAGTGCCTGTTGTAGCGGTATCTTGGACAGACCCAATCCTGCCCACGGATGTAATAGTTCCTCCGTTCATCTACGACATAGCACGAGTTAGCAAAGACTTGTACAACGCAATCTCAGAACTCAGAGAGATTTTGAGAAACTCCACCTTCCCAATCCTGACCATTCCCATCCCAGATCAGATTTCTGAAGAGAAGCTGAGAAATATCGTCATCGGAACCGAGAACTTTATTGGCTACTATCCCGAAAAAGGCGGGAAGCCCGACTTTATCGCACCACCCGAAAGTCCCGCCAAAGTCTATCTTGAATACATCAACACACTCATAGACATGATTTACTCGCTTGCAAACTTAGAATTCATAAAATTCATAAAAGGCACGCAACAGCAAAAAAGCGGTGTGGCTTTAGAGTTTGAGTTTCAGAACTTGAACAGCTTACTAACGCAAATAGCACAGAACTTAGAACAAGCAGAGTATAGAATTGCGGACTTGGTGGCAAAGTGGGAAGGGAAGGACAGCTTCAAAGGGACAATCATCTATGAAAAAGACTTCAGCTACAGAGATGTGGAAAGAGAACTGAAGAAGGCTATGGACGCCTTGACTTTGAACATCTCCGCAACCTTTGACGCAGAACTGAAGAAGTATATTGCAAGGATGCTGCTGGGCAGTGAGATTGACGACGCAACAATGCAGAGAATAGAGAACGAGATAGACGGGCTGGAGGGTTTGGACAATCAGATGAAGAATGAATTAGGGCTATGAACTGGGAACAAGTCCGCAGACTGTTTCTGGAATGGTTTCTCTCCGAGTGGGAGGATATTGAGAAAGACTTCTCAGAGAAAACGGACAAGCTTATAGACAGACTAAAAGAACAGAACTATCAAATAGACAAGCAGACTGAAGAACTGCTTAGAAAACTTGCAGAAGAGTTATACCACAAAATCACAGCACTCATCACACACGTAGTGAACGCAGTTAACAAAACTGCAAAATTGCAGAAAGATGCCCTCGCAATGCAACTCGCACAAGAGATTATCAACCACCGCTGGGATGACGGTTTAAAGCTTTCAGAACGCTTTTGGGACTTCTCACAGCAGGCTATGGCAAGGCTAAAAAACACGATCATGGAAGGCATACGCTACGATAACGGTGTGAAGGCTTTAATGTATAAACTACAATACACGATTGAGGCTTTAGAACAGCAGGAGTTTGCAGTAGTGCTTAAAGAACAGCTACCCAAATGGCTTAAAGAATTTGAAGAAAGCACGAAAGGTTTGCTTGTCAATGCAGAAAGCAGGCAGGTGTGGGAGAAAATCAAAAGGAAGGTTGAGAAGTATGTAGAGAAGCGAAGCAAAGAAGGGACATACTACGCAGGCAAGCAGTTGTTGAAAGAGATTGAAAACGCTTTACGGGAAGGGAAAATGGAACTCGTGAACAAGGCGGTCAGGTGGTGGATATACGATAAGCAACTTTACAGATTGAAAACGATTGCATGGACAGAGACAGCACACGCATATCTAAAAGCAACGGTGGAACTCACAAAGGATGAAGAGGAGATAGTGGGCTACCAGTGGAGGCTTTCAAGAAGCCATCCGAGGGCAGATATATGCGATGTTTATGCAAACGTTGACTACGGGCTTGGCAGAGGTGTGCATCCGAAGGGCAAACTCCCACGCCTACCAGCACACCCGCATTGTATGTGTTATTTAGTGCCGATTGTGAGACGGAAAGGGATGGAGGAGAAAGAAAAGCCTCATATTCCCGAAACAGCTTTAGAAAGCTGGGCTCCGAAGTGGCTTAAGAAGTATGCGGAAGAGAATGGACTTAGCTTGGCGGATTTGTTCAATTTTGAAGAGGGGAGGTTTTTGAGAAGGCGGGAGGTAGTGGACTTAAGCGCAGTGTTGCCACAGCCCCGCAAACCCGAGATCTTGATTGAGAAATACGAGTTCAACACAGTTGAAGATGTGGAAAAACTTGTCTTAGACATTACCAAGCTACACGAGGACCTCTTCTTCTATAAGACTAAAGAGCTTGTGGTCACGGAAGGCGACCCCCGTGCCTTCTGGATGGCTGTTAGAGGGTATCCCGACGGGACCGCGACAATGTTCCTTAACAAAGTATACGAACAGCCGTTATTAACCGCCCTCCGGAAACTAAGAAACAATATCCCTTTGAGCAAACAGGACGAATTGATGATCTCGGTCGTTTGGCACGAATTCACTCACTTACGAACCATAAACTTTTTCAAGAACTTCCACCATCTTTCCCTCAGTGAAAAGTATTTAATAGAAACGCTTACCGAGTTCGTATCCAGACACACTTATGACAGGCTTTTAAACATGCTGAGACCCGGAGCCAGACCTTTCTATCAGGAACAACTAATAGAAAAGAGTGAAGGCTACCAACCACTTATTGAGAGGTTCAGATATCTTTTGCGAAAATTTGAGATTGACGAAAAAAAAGCGGTAAAAGAGCTTGAAGGTGTCTTAATTGAAGGCGTCCAGGATGGTGTGATGTATAGGCTTGCGGACTGGTTAGGGAAAAGAGTTGAGCTGTTAGAAGACATTGAAAGGTATAATATTTTAGACGATCTGGTGAACCTGGAAAAAGTTAGCTTCAAAGAATTCAAAAAGGAGGTGGACAGACTTTATGAAGTCGTTAAAAGGCGCCAACAACGACGCAATCCCGGATGAGATAGAGACGATTTACGATCACGGATTAACAGAAGAAGAAAGACTGCAATGGTTTGGTCCTGAAATTTTCTACCCAAAAACCAAAGAGGAATACCTGCAGAGACTTCGTGAAAGATATAGAAACTCTAAAAGCATACTCATCAGCATCTGGAAGGACTTATTCACACTATACTTCAAGCGAGGTGATTGGGCTAAAGCTAAAGAGTATTTAACAAGGATAGAAGATAGGAAGATGCGATGGCTGATTGTGTTCATGATCACAGGTGCAGATGTCGTGACAGACCCAGAATGGACGGAAAAAGCTCGCAACTATTTCAGGGATGTTTGCGAACTCTGGAGGGTCTAACAGTTGGAAGTGTGAAAACCTGCAAATTTGCAGATTTTGATAAAGCCCGCACGGGCTTATTCGTCCACGTGCGGGCAGTTTTTCTTAATGAAAAGAAGAAGGGCGGGGAGTTGATTGTATGAGATGATTTTTATTTCGTTGCCCTCTTCGTCAAAAACCCGAACGGGTCCTTTACCCTCCCTTTCCACACGGAGGGGATGAGGAAGGGAGGAGAGGGCTGTTTCTATTTCTATTAGCTCGCTGAAGGGTAGGCGTTTTTTCTTCATAGCTTCACCTCTAATATACTTTAATCACAACGGGGACTATTCGCACCAACTTTGATAGTGCTTCAGAAATATCATCTTGATTACCGCAATAGATATATCCCTCAGTTATTCGAAGAAATCCAACCTCTTCTAAATCTTGTTTGTCTATAGCTTGAACGCTATAATATTCATCAAACCCCCCTGTGGCAAGGTGGATTATGTATAGATGAAAAGGAACCACTCTATACACTTCACCGTAAAACCCTTCCCCTATAACTTCTGCTATCTTATCAGCCCCCTCGTTATACCGCCTATCTCCGCTCCAGTACTCAATATAAACCTCATAATCATCTACTTCCCACAATAAAACACCAAAGCTTTTCAAACACTCTGGCACTTGGCTAAAGCCTATCTGTTTTAGCTGTTCCTTCAACTCTTCACTAATGCGAGTATCTCCAATAGTCAATAACTTCTTGATGTCTTTCATCCTCATGGTTATGCACCTCCTATAAGTTTTACTGGGCTTTAATAAAGCCCACCGCCACCCGCCCAGCGGAGGTGGGGTGGGTGGGAGGATTAAGCTTCATTCTTTTTATATCCTTTATATCCTGATAACAGATAAACTGTTTAATTCCTCTTCAGCCCTTTCTCTTGCTTCTTCCCATAAGGCCTCCCATTCATCTTCTTTGTAATAATCACTTAACCGCTCCGCCCACTCTTCCGTAAGCCTCTCATAAGCCTCTTCGTATTCCTCCAACACATTGTTATACCAAAAGACATCTCTTCTCCCATAACCGTCCCACCACTCTGGGAACTGCTCTGGATACTTTTCATGCAACCTCTCCGCTATAAACATCCACTTATTCTCATACCTATCCCTGCTGTCAATTTCCTCAGCTACATTTTCTGTGCACTCAAGAACGACATAAGGCACGAGCCTTCCGCCGGCATCGACGGTGCTCCAAAGATACCTTCTTATCTGGCTTTGCTGGGATACCCTCCCAGCGGGGGTTGTTTGCATTTCCTTCCTTTCCATGGTTTTACCTCCTTTAAGGGTTTTATTCATAGTTTTAATTATAGACTTTTTATACTTTGTCAAGGATTTTTTATGATTTTCGTCATAATTAAAGATAGCTTGCAAGTATGCAGAGAATATGCTGTCCCCCAACCCCGCACCTACGAGTAGTTCCTGTTTCTTCCTTCCAGCTTGATATTCAGATTTAGCATCTTGCCCACCTCCTTTTTAAGTCTTCTACTAAGTTATATATAACCGCCTCCCTCGAACTTTTCTGACATTCAAGTCTAAGACTAAGCCTGCGTTGTCAAAAATTGCAAAAATTGCAAAAATTGACAAAGCCCTCGCCCCATATTGAAGCAACTAAATGAGAATTATTTGCAAGTTCGAAACCTGCAAAAATTGCAGGTTGTGAAGTTGCAAACAATTCTCAATTACTCTCCCCCGACGGCACCCCAACCCAAGAGGGCTTTACAATTTCTAAGTGGGAAAGAGAAGGTTTACTACAACCTGCAAAAATTGCAGGTTATGGTAATGCGAATAATTTGCAACTAATGAACCCCGACGGCACCCCCACACAATGGTGAAAACCTGCAAAAATTGCAGATTGTCACCACCCACAGCACCCACCCCCACTGTCCGATTCCTGCAAAAATTGCAGATTCCGGACAGGACAACATACTCCCCGACGACCCCTTGTAAAGAACCTGCAAATTTGCAGATTGTGGTATTGCAA